AAATGAGGGTTAGTTCTATGGAGAAGTACAAAAGTTACATGAAACTTTTTAGATGATCAACTACTATCATCAGTTCCTATTGGCTTCAAGCACTCTGCTGTAGCTGCCGCATATCCTGCCTTATCAACCAGACTATCCCAATGCTCAGGCGTGGCGCAAAGCCTAGCCGTTTTAACAGCATCAAGGCACAATCCCACTTGTATGGGCGTGACCTCTATGTCGAGTATTACACTCCACAGTCTGGCAATCTTCGTAAAATTATCTAATGGCGTACCATAATGATCACCTCTGGCATCAATCACGACTGCCGCCTCTTCCAGTAACTGTTTTCCTAATCTAGTCAAAATGGTGTCTCCCCATACTTTGCCGCATCGTATTGTGGCTCTGGCATATCTGAAAATGGATCATCAAGTTCGTGTGTGTATGTCGATGTGACAGGGTTGAAATACAGGCTTGCCTGACCCTGCTGGCCTACCCATGAAAAGCGGCACTTCCATACATGGATCTGGCTTTCGGTTTTGTTTGGGTCTGGACGATGGACTGTAAGCCCTACGTCTGCCTTGGCAAACCATGCGGCAGATCCTGATATATCATAGCCCTTTGGTGGCGGTATCTTGCCGTTCTGATCGCGCATCATCTTTGTTGGGTGTGCCACGAACCAGAGGTGTATCCCATGCGACTGAGCGAAGACCCTCAGCTTTGTAAGCATATCTGAAATCCAATCTGTCTCTGATATGTCACGGCTCTTGGCTATGTAGTTGTATGGGTCAATGATCGCGCCCTTGATGCCATTCCGCATCACCGCAACCTTCAGCCTTTCAATAATTCCCTCGACTGTAGCCATCGAACCATCAGCCTGATAGACAAAAGAGAAGTGAGATTGAATAAACGCTTTACCCCGTTCCAATTCATTTTTTGTCATTCGTGGTGTCATACCATCGAAGAAAGGCTTTTCAAGATATTTACTGATCAGCTTGGCTATGTGTATTCGTGGTTCGTTCTCAAACGAACAAATACCAAACTTCCAATCCTCCCGCGAAGCAAGATTTATCATAATTTGGTCAATAAATTCTGACTTGCCTGATGATGGGTGACCAGTAACAACCGTGAGTTGTCCTTCCACAACGCTGTAAAGGTCATCGACATTCGGGTAACCAGTCTTTGCCCCAGAACCCATGCCGTTGTCATAGATGTCATCAAGCTGTTTATAAAAGTGAGCGGCATCATATAGACCAGCAACAGGCCAAGGCTTACAGAATGCAGTAATGTCATCCAGTTTTTTCTTGCCGTGCTTCACAAGGACATCATTCGCGTCCTTGCAGTCCTCTGGGAACTCAACCTTCCAACATCTGTCCTTTCCTATGCGTCTGGCAATCTCTTCTGCCATTGCCTGTCCAGCACTATCGTGGTCTGTCGCAATTATTATTTTCGCGGCTAGGTCTATTTTCTTTTTTGCATCCCACAAGAACTTAAATTTGTTGTCCTCTTCTGGGTCAACATCTGCGTCCACCACCTTCATCACCGCGCCATTCGGCACACTTACCACGCTATCGTAACCAGCTTCCATGAACGACAAAGCGTCCATCTCCCCCTCACAAATAATCAGATCGTCATTTGTCGCCACGTTGTCTACATTAAAAAATGATTGTGGACTGCCGTTGCAAGAAAATCCCTTGTCAGACAAACTTCTTATTTTTGCTGCGTATTGCTGACCTTGATTTGTGTATGGAAAAACAACGCACTCAGTCTCAGAGTTTACTGCGCGTATGTAAGTCTTGGATGTTTTTAATTTTGCTTTTTTTGCTGTCTCTTCAGAGATGCCACGATTGCGTAACCAAGCGATTGAGTTTTCAGATAAATCTTTATAATCATGCTTAACCGCTAATTGCACTGGCTTTCTCCTAGTTTTGATTTTGTGGATTTCCAACTTTATTTTGCCTGTCTCCAAACAATGATGGCAGTTGTATAAAATATGTTCTTTTTCAATATTCAGGGAAAGGTCTCTCATGCCTTTTTTTCTTCTTGTCGAAGAGCAAAAAGGACACTGAACCCTGTGTTGACCAGCACCGAGTTTATGGGCTGTGCCAATGATAGAATTTTCAATTTTCATATGTTCCTCCATAGAACAGCAACCACGATATTCTCAGGAGAAAATGTTGTCAACCCCATAGTTGACTGAGATTATTTTGTTCGTGAATAGTGTTTATAATATATATATTATAATATATATGGTTATAATATATTAGTTATATATAACTTATTCTCTTTCTAATAAATGCTTGATCATTCTGCCTTTCATTTTCGCTAAGGCTGGCTTCATTGATAAAATTTCTATAAAATTTTTTCTCATTCTTGGTGTGTCTAGTGAGGCAAGATCGCATACTGTGTCGAAGTCAGGCGAATAAATCCATTCAGAGACTGAATCTTTTTGTTTTAAGTCTTCAAGATACGCATCTGAAATAGCTTGGGATACTACCTGTCTCCAGAGGCGACACTCTGATGAGAGTTCTGGGGCAGTCTCTGTCAAGCGACCAGTATATATGCTTCTGTTTAACTTGCCTGTCATTTTCGTAGATAAGCCCCTGCATACAATCTAAAATTAAACTCTCGTCAAGGTCTGGCCTTCTTGAAGAATAATAAATTAACATCTCAACACATACATCCGACTTGAATAATTCGTCAAGTTTTTCACATTGATCACCAAATGTCTTTACATATTTTCGTGCATTGTCAGATTTTATTGATATGGGTCTTCCCTTGAGTCTTACGATCTTTCTGCTGTTGGCCTTGCTGGCTGGTTCTCCAAGTATCTGAAATTGATGTACTTTTTTAGCCATATTTAATATCCATCCTACCTATTGACAATACTGTATATAAGTGCCATATAGGTAATTGAAGTTGGGAGACTTAAATGCAAATTACAAACAATCATAACCTACCTGCCTCATTCGTCAACTTTGCTCGTAATGACAAATACAGCAAGGGCGAATCCGATATCTCTGTCACCACTTTAATAGATAGTCCTCGCGTAAGATTATTACGAGAGGCTCGCTCTGCTGAAATGACATCAGATGCGGCAGATATGATTTGGCCTTTGTTTGGAACAGCCGTTCATCACATTCTTGAAAGCGCATCAGATGATGAGAACGTCACTCTTGAGGAGCGTCTGTACGCCAAAGTAAATGACTGGGTGTTGTCAGGCGCTGTTGATCACCAGAAGATCGAAGGCAACTCCATCAGCATCACCGACTACAAGGTTACCAGTGTGTGGTCTGTTATTCACGGAAAGATTGAATGGGAGCAACAGTTAAACTGTTATGCATTCCTAGCGCAAAAAACGAAGGGAATGAAAGTTAAGTCTCTACAGATATGCGCTATACTCAGAGATTGGAACAGGCGTGAGGCAGAACGTAGAGAGGACTACCCTCAAGCACCAGTGGCATTGATTGATATACCCTTGTGGCCTGATACAAAGCGGATTGATTATATCAATAATCGCGTTGCCCTGCATCAGGATGCTCAGATTAATTTTGACTTGGCACACACCTTCCCAGATTGCAGTGATGAAGAAAGATGGAAGCGTGGCGAGGCTTGGGCTGTAAAAAAGAAGGGTAACAAAAGAGCGCAGAGGGTGTTTGATAACGAAACCTCAGCAGAAGAATTTATGAAAGATAAAACAAATTTGGAGATAGAACACCGACAAGGTGAATATGTCCGATGTCATGGCGATTACTGCGGTGTCGCTAATTTTTGCTCACAGTTCAAAGGAGATATAGTATGAGCAGTGTTTGGGAGACTTTATCCAAGGTTGATGTTTCGGATCATACCGAAGAAAAGAATGGCCTGACTTATTTGAGTTGGGCATGGGCTTGGGGTGAGGTAAAAAATGCTTTCCCTAATGCCAAATATGTAAAGCATATCTGGTCTACCGAGACTTATCTGGATAACCCAGATAGACCTGATCGTGGTTTACCATACACCAAAGACGAGCATGGCTATGCATATGTGGCTGTAACTGTTCGGATTGGTGATGAGGAGCAGACGGAGATCATGCCTGTTCTGGACTATAAGAACAAAGCTGTTCAAAACCCAGACAGCTTTCAAGTTAATACTGCCTTGCAGAGATGCTTGGCAAAATGCTGTGCAATGCACGGATTGGGGCATTACATCTACGCTGGAGAGGATTTGCCAGAGGGTGTAGATCAGAAGGTGTCTGTAACGTCCTCAGATGGCTCTGTGAAGGACGTTGAGGGTATGAGCCTATTGTCAGAGGTGTTTCTGACTTTCATCCCTGAGTGCGCTAATTTGGACGATTTAAGAAAGTTCTGGGGAACTAATAAAACTCCCTTGGAGATCTTAAAGAAGGGTGACTCAGCCCTTTATCAAAAAGTTCTAGGGAACTTTACCGCTCATAGTGAAAAGTTAAAAGGAGAAAGTAAATGAGTGATTATCCACCATCCGGTGTCTTATTCTCTAACAAGAAGAAGACAAAAGAAACCTCACCTGACTACACAGGTAAACTTGAATTGAGTGATGAGGTCATAAGTGATCTTGTCTCTCAGATGGAGAGGGGTGTTGAAAAGCCTGTACTGTCCTTAGCTGGCTGGAAAAAGACTGCTAATAAGACAGGGGAGACGTTCCTGTCTTTGAGAGGGAACAAGTATGAAGAAAGAGGTCAGGCTCAGGCCAAGCAAGCCCCAGCCGATTTAGATGATGAGGTGCCTTTCTAATGACAAAATTTATTAAAAAGTTTCTTTCCGCTATATCAGGAAAGACTTGTTATCAAAAGCCATTAAAGCCTATGTCAAAAAGACCCATTGAACACTTTGCTATCTTTCAACACGTTAGCCAAGATGGAAATGATTGTCAGATAAAATACGGATGGCACGTTAAGACATCCAAGCTGATGAAGGTTGGTGATTATGCAAGACTTCCAGAGGCTCAGGCCGCAGGGCTGTATCAGGCAATAATTTCAAAGTATGGGGCTAAGTCTGCAAAGACAAGGACTGTGTTTGCTAACAGGACTGGCACTATGAAAGTTGTGGAAAGGGTAAGGTGAAGAAAGGTTCTAGGGTTCGATCCCAGAAGTATCTAAAGACCTTGCGAGGTTCGCCTTGCTTGGTCTGCGGATACGGTGCAGAGGCACACCACATCATGTTCGCAGAGCCTAACGCTATGGGAATGAAGGTGGGAGATAATTGGTGTGTTCCTCTGTGCCACTCTTGTCACATGAAGCTACATCACTTTGGTGATGAAAGAACGTGGTGGGATTTACAGGGGGTTGATCCAGTTGAGTGGGCTAAATCTAGTTGGGAGAAATTCAATGGATGAAAGTGTGCAAATTGCTTACGACTTGAAGCATCAGATTGAGTGTTTACCAGAACACATTAGACGAAATGTATTTGTTGATGGATCGGAAACAGAGCATGATATGCTGGCTAGAATATCCATAGTTGTTCACGCCCTTGAAACCCATCAAACGGACATAAAGTGAGGAAAAAATGAAAAATACTTTAGATATGAGCCTTGATGAGTTTGCCTTTCATCTGAAAGATATCAATGACAAGGTGGTGAACTTCAAGCTGTATGAAGAGAAGTTGAAAGACAAAAGAAAAGCACCCAGAAACACTAGGCTTTATACTAATTCAAAGCGTGGTAACTTTCATGGAAAAAGCAAATGGATCAGCTTAACCTCTCATAATTCACTTCACAATTCCATGCATAATTCAAGGGAGTCAGTCATAAGACAGGCTATAAGTGGACTGAATGAACTTAACAACACAGTGGACACTGGCAAGCCAAGGCAAAACCAGATGAGGATAGAAAGATGAAAGATGATCTTTGTTATTTTCCAACCCAAAGGCTTTGTTCATTAAAAGATCGTTTAGAAGATGATTTTTTCCCAGATAATCTACCAAATGTTTTTAAGCAAGAAATAAAAACGTATGAAAGAATTAAGGGTGGTATAAAAATTAAAACACATACCAGAGATTTTATTGACGGACAGCACTATGACTGTCGTCATACAGAAATAATGTTGGGGGGAGAGTCCGATGAATGAGGTTAGAGACGCGGCTGTAAACTTTGAGGCAGTAAAGATATCAATGTCTCAAGACAGAAACGGTATTACTCTCAGGCTATCCCTGCACCCAAACGAGTGTCCACCAAGTCTGCATACTGATTGGGTTGGGTCTCGCTACATGGTAGCAATGGTCAAGTTAAATGATCAGGAAGAGCCTGTGGTGCCTGAGCAAGAGCGTGAGATAAAGAGGATGATATCAAGCGCAGGAATGCTATGCCGCAATGAGGACTTTGGTATATTTATCGGTGCTGAAGACAACACGGAAGAGAGCATTGCCAACACCATGAGGGCGAAGCTGGAGATACAATCACGGACTGATCTTAGAAATAATTCTGAGGCCAGAGAAAAATTTAAAAAGATAACTGAGGAGTTTGAAAGATGGAAAAAGGGATATCAACAATAGACGAACTAATTTCCATAAAGGAATTATGTTCAACTCTGTCTATGACAAGACAGTCTTTGTATAATATAAGGACAAAAGATGATAGCTTTCCAAAGCCAATTATTCCAAATCCACAAAGATGGACTAAGAGATCTATTCAAGAATGGATAGATGGTAAAAGTTCCACATAACTTTTTCTGGGGGGTAATCATACTCCTTTCTGGGCAACGAGCAGTAGGTTTGTCGATGTCCTAGCCCCTTGCGAGGGGGCAGAACACAAGGCTATAGATCTCTAATCACAACAGTCCCCATGATGTTTATTGCTGTGTGATGTGAGTAAAATCGAGATTACCTTAAAGCATGACGAGATCAATCTATAGAACACCTACTTTACGCCAGCGTCTCTCAACAGGGCGTTGGCTTTTTTAACGATTAAGTTAATTTTCTCCCTGTATCTTTTTATCAAAGGCTCTTTCTGAGAGTCGGGTATTCGTGGATTGTTCTCTATCTGCTTTCTCTGTCTTAGAAGTTGATTTCGTGCATTGTTCATTGCTTTTAACTGACCATATATGGAAAGTTCTTTGGCAAACTTCTGCCTTACTTTTGCCTCACCCTCGACATCACCCCTTTGTCTTGCGTATTGCAGTTCCTTACCTGCGTAAAGAACCTTATCCCTGTTCTCAATAAACGTGCCGACATCTTCAAAGGCAGATGGGTTTACACCAACCTTACGCAAGAAAGGTATTTCCCTGATGATATCCCCTTCGTAATCACCCTTTAGGGCATCTACAACATTTAATGGAGACTCTAATGTTCTTTGAACAAATTTACCCGCAGCTCCTGTGTAGAAACCAAAAATATAATCAATTACATCTGGAGAAACATTTGCAGCTCCCGGAGTTACATCAGATCCACCTGTCAAATCATTAATTGTTTGTGAAATAATTTTTGAAGGTGTGCTTGTCGTTGTCCAGTGCCTTTGGCTGGCTGGTTTTTGCAATCCAAACTGCGAACCCTCTTTGAAAATAGGTGATCCATCAAAGTCTCTATTAACAAGCAGGGATGTTACTGGTTCGATGACTGTTGGAGAGGCAATGATTGCATAATCACCAACCTCATCAAAATCATTTACACCACCTATCGGGCTGATTGATTCAAGCAGAGTTCCAAAAATAGAATTAGATGCCTGACCAACAGTATACTCACCCCTTTGAGTTCTGCTTAACGCTCTACCAAGATTAACAGCAGAGTTGATCCCATATCCAAGTGGTATTTTTATGTATTTGTTATCAGAAAGGCCAAATGTGTTTAGCATCAGGTTGTGTTCAAGCGTGTAATCGCTCAACTCATCGTAATCAGGAATGCCATCCTCGTCCTCGTCACCAGAAAGAGCGGCAAGCAACTGATCTTGTAATATTCCATACAGGATCATGCCTCCCCATATCTTACGAACTCTTGGAGACCTGATCATTGCATTGTAAAGCGCAAATGAACCCTGCACGGATGCGTTGTAGAAAAGGTAAAGAGCGTTTGCTATGGCTCTTTCCTCACCAGCCTTGGCAAAGTTGACTGTTATGTTTCTTGCGGCCTGAGCGGCTCTGGCTCTGCTGAAGCCTCTTTTCAACAAAGCATCGTATGTTGCAACGCGAACACCGTTTTCAACCGCAGTGTTGGCATCATCAAGCATACCAAGTATTGACCTAACACCCTTACCCAAGAACTGAGTCCTAGCTAATCCAAACTTACCAGCCATTGTGTTGCCAGATATATCGCCAAGAATATCCCTGATATTATTTACCTGATCTTTGACTGTATCAATCTGGTTGGTCGCGTTTTTGCCGCCATCTTCCATAAACTCCTGATACTTCTGAGACCAATAATTGTCCTGATCGTATGGCTCACCTCCGCGTCTGGCTCTAATGTGCTTTCCTATACCTGCAACCGCTGGCATCGCGCCCTTCAGTATTTCTTTTGTTAATCCCTTGCCATCATACTGACCAATGTTCACCAAAGCTGTTTCCAAGTCTCTGGCAAAGTTTGTTACCATAAACTCAGGATTATAAGTTGTATTGATAGATGAGAGATATCTATTTAACTTGGTCATGTATCTGACAACAGCACCGCCTCTGTTGATGCCATCACCATATGCACCCTTCATTGCTCTAGCTATTCTGTCGTCAAATATTAAAATATTAACAGGGTCTTCTTGACCATTAACCTTAACCCCAAGAACATTATCCCTTATTTGATCTGTAACATCTGTAACAACTTCTGCTATATCTTTTGTATCAACTTTATCGTCCTGAACCATTTTAAGAAATGTTTGACCCACCTTATTGCGCTCACCATCCACTATCGATGTCTGGTTTTGCATCATAACGGTGCCAATTATGTCTTCTGCATAAGACGTTCCTCTGCCAGCTACTATTCGAGGATCTTGCCTTCTCTTGCCGCCATAAAGATCACGTTGTTTTCTTTGATATGTTCTCGCAAGTCCAGCTCCATCTTCAGCCATTTCTGATTCCGGATCTAAATTGCCACGCAAAGGAACATAATTTTCATATTGATATTCCTCAGCCATCAATCCACCATCTCTCCTGACGGCGTTTGTGTTGGCAACTATCTGCTTAACATAGTCTCTCACACCATTTAACAGTTGTTGATTTTGCAAGTCCAGAGAATCAACCCAGTTTATGATTGAATTAGCTTCTGTCTCAGACATACCTGAACCAAGACCACGACCATGTCTGTTCTGGACATATTCGTTTCTTTCTTTTGCATGGAGTGCATACATATAAGCATCAGCTATAGCCATCCTTTCGCCATTTACCTTGATAGCATCAATCAAGAAGTAAGACTTTGGTACTTTGCCTCCTGTGAGTTCGCTTATTTTAGCCTCACTGATATCTATATCACCTATAGTGTCCCTCAACGGCTCAAATAAGTTCTGTGTATTTTGCTCTAGCTGAAATCCTATAAGGCCATGAGATCTCTCTTCTCTCATATAAGGATCTAAGCCTTCGGTTACAGTAAACCCATCAGCCTTCAGATCATCTACCATTTTTCCAACAGGCAGCATTGCATCTTGGAACTTTGTTATAAAGCGCTCAGTTCTTGCTAATCTTGCTTCTGCGTTATCGTTTGAGTCCCAAAACTTTCTAGCAACTGGCGCTAATATTTTAGACACATTATTGTAAGTTAATCTTTGATATGCCTCCTCATTTTCATCGACAAGAGCGGTTATTGATTTTGTTGATGGTGGATTGAAGTTGACAGGAACTCTAACAACGGATCTGCTCTGCTTTATCTCTGACTTCTGTTTTGCCGTCAGAAGAGGGTACGCAGTTGTTATTGAGTAAACTGGTATGTCACGGGTGAATCCAAACTCTTCTTTGACGGCTGGCTCAGAAACCAATCCATAGTTTAGAACCACTTTAAACGGTGGAGAGCTATGTGATGGATTCAACCAAATAAGATCCATGTCTTTTTTGCTAATTGAACGGAAAGATCCATCAACAGACCTCATCCTGTCGCCACCCATAGTCCCAGCTTGAGATATTACATTCGGGCCATCTTGGAATCCTTGCTTATGCCAAGCAAAAAATGTTTGCTGTATTGCTGATTCGATATTTTTGAACTTTGAGTTTTCTATTAACTCCTGTTCATGCCCACGAGACAAAATGTGACTGATGCCACTACCGCCTTTTGTTTCGTTGTTGTGTTCACCAGCAAAAAGAATGACAGGCGTGTTTCCATCTCCCTCTTTAATAATCCCAAACAAGGACTCAAACCTCTGTAGGTTTTTGTCTGGGAATCTTACAGGGGCGGAGACAGTGGCAAATCTGTTTTGAACAGGTATGCCAGTGATTGATGCTTCAGCTTGTTGACCAAAGCCAAGTATCTCTGGCGGTGGCGTAACCCTTCTTCTGCTGTACTTTGGAAGAGTCCCGATTACTTCGCCAACTCTGCCAATCTGCTCTGTTTCTCGCTCTGTCAGATTACCTATGTTAGGCTTTATTTCATCATCTGTTTTTCTTGCGAGGGTTTCGAGCCTGTTTGCAAATCTGTCGAGTTCGTCTCTAAAGTTTGACGGATTAATCGAGAGGTCTTCAGTGCCATAGACCGCCCTCGCCTCGACTGGGCTTCCAATGCTCTCTGAGAGGCTTCGTATATTGGAGAGTTCTTTTTCATAACCTGCATTTTCTAGTATCCTTCCATAAAGTCCGTTTGAAAAAAGTGTCGCAAAGTCTGGAACATCTGCGACATTCTTGTCGGTAATAACGCCCTGCTGTAACATTTGTTTGGCGGTAAGGCCGCTCATATTACCTTGTCTGCTTTTTCTTGTTTCAAGAAGGGCTTTTGATAAAGACCATACTGTTTCTTGTATTTCTGCTGGTGTCCATTGATCCCCTGTTATTTGAGAGGCCGCATCAGCCGCTCTACGCACTTTTGCAGAAAACGCTATATAACCAATCCCCTTTTCCCCTATTTTGCCAAATCTGTCCTCAGAACCTTTAACTTGTCTTCCTTTAAATATATCTTGATTAACAAGAGCGTAATTTGCCATCCAAGCATCGTTTGTCACTTCATCAAAAGCGCCTACTAGATTTAACATAAATGAATTTACTTTAGGGCCAGATAATTGCAGTTGCATCTCAGAGCCTTCTGGTGCAGACA